ATCGGATGAGCGAATCTGTAATACCTCACCCATATCATTACGTAATGTACTTTCATCAGATAAGATATCTAGGGCAGAAGCAATGATAGCATCTGTATCCATTGAATCATATTCGGAATAAAGTGTGGGGCGTAAAGTTTGGTAATTAAAGCTGCTTTGATATCCATAAATTGAAGTGTGTGAGTTGGTATAGATACGATTGAATCTATCTACCAATGCATTGGTTTCGTACTCACCCGAAATTTGGATTTTGTTTACATCAAATACTTTTAACTGGTTATCTCCTTCATTGCGGATGATAACATCGGTTGAAAATAGTCGTCTTAATCTTGAAAATAATCCTGTGTCTGCCATGTTTTGTTTTTATATAAGCCAAGAAATGTCTTCCTTGTCGTTTGAGTAAGGGTTATCTATTTGAAATGGGTTGTTATTATACTTGTCAGCATAACTAGGTCCATTTGAATAACCTCCGGCGTACGATATACGAGAATTTCCTATACCATTCAACATACTTTTGGTCATTTCCATATTATTTACTCTAAGTTTAAATGCGGTTTCACGTAAGTAACAACCAATACAAAATGCCATTACTAAGTCATCATTGTATCCTGATTGGGCTTCTGCTCTACCGTTTCTCCATATAAATACTTTCATTTCCTCCATTAGGCGAGCAGAATGAAAAACAACTCCTTTATCCATAACAGCTTCTTGGAATTTACCAATTGCTATAGGACGAGTAGTGTTTGACATTGTAAAGCCTGGGGTCATTTTGCTATGGTCCATATATGGATCAAAGAAAGAATCTACATTATTTGTACCACCTTTTGGTGAGTAATAGAAATTTTGATAACCTCTGTCTAAAACGGTTTGTACAGTTGACCAACCTACGCTTTGATTTTCGACTGCTAGCAATGCATTATTATATTCCGTTGCAATGCTTGTTAACAGATTTCCGTAATCTTTTGTGTTAATTTGGCCCTTATATTCACCTACCTGAGTGAATGTTTCAACATCAAAAATGTGAAACGCCGAATAATCCTTGCCATCGCCACGAGCTACATCAGCTACGATCAGATAACTCCTCGAATAATCCGCTGGTTCCCAAATCCATAGGTTTTGATCAATACCCCGTTTTTCTAGAGGTTCTTTCACGTGAAATTGTTCGTAAAAAGTAATATCTTCTGGTGTGAATACTGTATCACCAGATGTTGTAAAGTCACAGTCACATTCCTGTGCTGCCATTCTAGGTCCTAAATCTTTATCTTGTTGATCCCTCCATGTTTGATTTCGTTCAGGGTGAACTTCCCAAGGTAATCTAATTGGTAAGAAACTATTGTCCCCCATTTCTGCGGAAACCCATGTTTGATGAAACCAATTACCTGTACCATAAGGTGTAGATAAAGCAATACATCCACCACCAGTAGCTAAGGTTTGTTGGGCTGAGGCCCAAATCTCACCAATATTGTGAATGAAGGCGGCCTCATCTATAATCAACAAAGAAACGGCTTCTGATCGACCGGCATCTGCTGATGCACCAATTGCTTTAATTTGGGATCCGTTTGGTAATCGAAGTGTTAATTTATTTGCCTCGTCAGGTTTGTTTGCAAATTTGAGCCAGGAAGGTAAGCTTTCATACATGAATTTTACCTTGGTAACCATGTTTTTAGCGGTTTCCTGTTTTGTTGCGATACAAAGGATGTTTTTGTCTTCATGGAAGATCATCATCCACAGTGAATAACCTGCTGCTAATGTTGAAATACCTAGCTGACGAGATTTAAGTACTATTGAGTAGGGATTCTCTTGAAATAGAGTAAGTACTTTTTCTTGAAATGGATAAAGATTAAAAGGTACTCGTCCACGCTTTGGATGCTGGATCTGGCAGTATTTTTTCATAAAATATGCCGGTGATTGGGCACACTTTATATACTCCTCGCGGACGGCTTGTTTTAAACTTTTTTCTTCCATTATTTAACTGCCACCAATGTAAGAATAACAAGTATGGAAGACACGAATCCTCCACCTAACCATTTAAGTCCTTTCTTTAGATTAGTGTTTCTATTGGTAAGATCAGTTACGTCTTGTTCAAGACCTTTGATTATTGTATCTTGCACAGTAACAATTTTTTCGTAATCTGCTACTTGCTTAAGATAATTTTTTTCTTTAGCTATGTAAATATTGATTGTGCTATCCTTGGCGTCAATTTTTTCATTCAACTGCCACACCATTTTATTTACAACTTTTAACTCAGCAATAGCCGAATCACCTCGTGTAAGGTCAATTGCAATAGCTCGTGCTTTATCGTGTGAAAAACAAATTTTATCTGTAACGGTCTGTGAAAAACTCTTCGAGCTCAGAATTAGAAGCACTAGTAAGATCTTTAATTTTGTTGCCATAATATGTGCGTGTTGTTTGTAGCTCTTGTTCTGTTAATTTAATTTCTGTATTCAATGAATCAACAATTTTATCTTGTTGATCGAGTTGTTTATTTAAAGCTTGTTGACCTACTTTGAGCAATGCAATGTTGGATTTCAACGCTTCAATTTCCTTTTTCTGTTTATCGTATTTGTTTGTTGTAGTAGGTGTTGGTTTACATTTAACTAAAAATACTAGTAACAATAAAAGTATCCCACCTATGATAAGATGGGATAACTTTAGTTGGAATGTTTTATTTTGGATCATGCTTCAACTTCTCTACCAGCAGCACGTTTCAAATCGTCCATCATTGATTTAGCAAATTTGAATTTATCTTTTGCTAGTTTTAAAATACCATCAATTTTAGCTTTATCGTCTTTGTTTTTCTTGACTGAAGCTAGGAATTGGTTGAATTTAACTTTCTTTTCTTCTGGAGTAGATGCTAATTCTTTTGCTGTTGAATCACTAGATGCTGCTTTTGCTGCTGCTGCAGATTCTTCATCATCTGAGTAAGATATATTATCAAATCCATCATCTCCAGGTGTGCGAGTAGCTACTTTTTCTGCTTTAGGTGCACCTGCTGGTCTTCCTTTTTTACCTGTAGAAGCTGGTTTTTCTGGTTTGTTTGGATCTGCTTTTCTACCACGAGTACCGGGTTCTTTCAAACCTAATGCTTTTAAAATAGCATTGTTTGTTTGGTTGTCTTGTAATTTACTTCCTGAATCATCAAATTCTGTTTGTTTTTTCAAAGCTTGAGCAACAGCAGGAGTTTGTCCTTTACCAGAAATTTGTTGACGAATAGCTTTCAAAAGATCTTTTAAGCCTTCTTTATCCATTTTAGATACATCTGCTTTAGATATTCCTCTATCTGAAAGTGTTCTGTTAACAACTTTTTCCATAGCTGCTTCTAATGTATCTTCTTCACCGTATTTAGTTGCTACTTGTTTGTCGAATCGACCACCGAAATCTGGGATTTCATTAAGTTCTTCTGATTCGGCTACACCACTTCTCATCATGTCAGCTTTTTTCTTTTCTAAAGCTTTAATTTCTAGATCTGTAGCTTTGAGAGCAGCGGCTTTTGCTGCTTTTTCTTCTGCTTCACCTTCATGTAAAACAGCACTAATTTCTTCACGTATGATTTCGAGTAAACGAGATTTTTTCATTTTATATTTTATTGATAAATATTAGAGACCCATTACTTGTTTCAATTTCTTAATCCTTTCCTCGGTAGTACCTGATAGTCTAGCAAAGTGGGGGATTTTAGTTTTATATTTTTCAATAATTTTACAAATCTCTTGATCAATTTCCATTCGATATTCTGCATCTATTGCACGAACACCATTATCCTCTAATTCAACACCATTAGGTGAAACGTAGAAAATATAGTCATACTCGCGCAGTAAATGAGAAGCAACTTCGTTTAACGTATCACCTATATAATACGGAATTGAATTAGCTAAACGCGTAAATGCCATTACATCAATAACAGTGCGGTCAGTAACTACATTATCTACATATAATTCACTTGAACGTTCAGCCAAAAATACAAATTGACCTTTCAATGTTGAGTCAGTATTTAATGGAATACCTAAATCACGTAAATATTTTGAACGCTCTGTTCTAAATTCATAATCCGCAAATTCAGGTAATTCCTTCAATGCATTAACTAATGTTGTTTTACCAACTGACATTGTTCCACAAAATCCTATTTTCATAACTTTATTTTAAAAAACTTTCTGCTACATAAATTGCTTGCGCTCCTGATACTGTAATACCACGTGCACTTAAAGCATCACCTACGAAATGTACGTTAGGATAATCTACTAAACTAAGATTACTATAATCTACTTTTACCTCAGGTGACAAATATTTTACTTCAGGAATATACATTCCCCAATCATCTCCAAGTGTTGGAAATACTTTTTTCATATCCATGATAAAGTCCATAACATATTTAAAATAACCACCCATTGCAGGTTCTACAACATGAGTAAGTGTATCTAAACTAATTTGAGTTGAAGTTACATCATTGCCTTCAGATGTAGAAGATGGTTGTCGAGTGTAATTAGGTGAATAATATAAACCAGTACCACCAGATTGAAGTTTGTTTACTACTTCACGTGACCAAGTAAATGGATCTTCAATACCATTAATTTCCATCAAGATACCAAAGTTAGTCATGTTGTTTCTATATGCTTCATCTTTCTTAGCGTGACCATTGTAACTGTGATCTCCATATG